TACCGCAGCGCGAAGCATGTCGGGTTGTTTTCTATACCGTGCGGCATAGACAGATGCCATATCAATTGCCATGATATTTCCTTAGACCAAGTTGTTCAAAGCAAGTGCGCCGAGACCGCCACCATTAGACATAGCCACACCACCGTTAGCCATAAGCTTACTAATACCAGCCGCGCCAAGACCTAGAGCAGTAATGTTTTGCATTGTTGAAGGAGGGGCTTGGTACAAAGCCGAGCCGGTCTGAGTCAGTGGTGCGCCACGGATAATGTCAGACATAAAGCCAAGTTGCTTGTATGGGTAGTTCTGGTAGTTTAAGAAGTCTTGATACTTAGTATCAATGTCTCTTTGCATCTGCGCTTGCTGCTGCAGGCCGTACTGGTTCTGCAGTGCGTTGATGCCCATGTTCTGCTGATACTGAGCACCGCCCAAGTTACCAAGTGCATTTGCGCCGGTCAGTGCTGTCTGAAGACCTTGTAGACCCAGACCCGCACCAAACTGACCTTGTTGTGCATTTAATTGAGCAGCATTTTGTCTTGCGGCTTGTTCAGTATTAAACTGACCCATACCTTGTTGATAAGCACTTTGTAGTCCTTGGGCAGCAATATCACCTTTTTGACGAGCTAAGTTACCTGCTGCCTGACCCCGCATCAGGTAATCACCACTGCCGCCAAACGCGCCGGAACGGGCAGCTTGAGCGCCTTGTGCCTGCTGAGCAATCTGGGCTTGGCGTTGAGCGTCAGCTTGTTGACGAGCAACAACTTCGCCCATATAGGGGGACATGTACTGACTAGCAGCGCTAGTGCCGGGTGTGTATTTACCGGTAGCTTGATCGTAAGACCCTTGTGTGCCGCCAACAAAAGACTGTGTGTTTAATGGGTTGTATGTAAAACTAGTATTTAGTGCGCCAAGGCCAGCTTGTCCAGCTAAAGCAGTTGCGTCTTTTAGTTGAGGTGCGGTCTGCATCATTGCAGCGTTTTCGTACGACTGCATCTGCATAGGCGCAAACTGGGCAGTACGCTCTCCCTGATACTGCATGTAGGGGTTAGTAGATGTATCTGTTAACGCTTGCGCTTGACCAAGTACCTGTTGCGCGTAAGGCGCAATCTCCGGTGCAAAACCTATTTGATTTTGCTGTACTTGTGTTGGGTCAGAGTAACCAAGTTTTGGATCGTATGCCATGTTCTAGTTCCTTATGCGGGAAGATATTTTTCGGAGCGGCTATTCTTTGCCACTCTACCTCTACCGACTGTACCTCGGCGGGCTTTTTGGATGCGATCCATCATCGCGTATAGCTTGCGTGCACCAGCTTCAGTTGAACCGTTACCTAGTTCAGATACGATGCGTGCGGGTACAACAAACTCACCGTCAGCTAAACGTGCGGGGCGTTTGCCGCCAATAGATGCAGGGATGGAGTCAGATACGCCATCACCGGGGCCGCGAAGCAGTCGGCCACCATCCGAGTAATCGCCAAGATTAAATTGCTGAGCCATGCCGCCACGAGCCATAGCCATATTCATTAAACCACCACCTGCGGCTTTCTTAGTGTACTTACGCCCGCCTGCTTTGCCATATTTAAGGTAGTGCTCATACGCAGCGGCAGCGGGATCGTCTTTAGTACCAAAGTTAGCTTTGCCAGCATCTAACTCAGCTTGCACATCGGGGTTTGCTTTTAAGTAAGCGTCGGCATCAAAGTTAGTTTTTTCATCAGCCGCTGTTTTTTCATCTAATTTTGTCTGGTCAATCTTGCCATCTTCGCCAACTAAGTCTTTAGCACCTGTAAACAGCCTGCTAATTTCGTTGATTGACCTTCCGGAAGCCTGCGCAATCTGTTCAGGCGACAGGTTGTTTGTAGTTGCCCAAGTGTAAAACGCGTCGGTAGACGGTTTTTTGTCCATGAACGCTGTGACGTCGGCGTTTGTCAAGTTGTAAGATTTCTTGCCATCTTTGTCGTACGTAGGAATAGCGTAGTCAGGGTTGATCTTGTACTGTTTAGTAGCAGGATCAAACAGATACATCCTCTTAGACGACGCCATAGGAATGCCTAATACCGACGAACTGTATGGCTTCATGAGCTCGCCAGTTTTTGTATACGGTACAGGATCGTAGTCTGTCTTGCCTGTTAAGTAGTCATAAGATTGCTTAGAACCACCTCTAAGTGGGTACTTATCTTCAACCGCTTTTAAAGAAGCGAAGGTTGGGGAGGTATAGCCTAAGCTACCGCCGCCTCTTACGTAATCATCACGTACTTCACCCATCCCTAAAGTTAAATCAGGACGAGTTGTGATTGTGCCATTGGGGTTTATTGTGGTTATACCTGCGCCACTTACGCCGGGTGGCAACGCTGTACTAACCGCCGTAGAAATATTAGTTGGCGTAGTTACGTTGGTTATAGGCGGGTTAAAGGTTTCAACTATGCGTATAAGCTCACACGCAGTGCCCGCTGCATTTAATTTATATCCGGTAGGGCAAATTATTGGCGTTGTTGTCTTTGTTTTTGCTGCGTCGTAGCGTGCCTGTACTTCTCTAGTAGACAGACCAAACGCTTGCGCCATATCATTCACGGAGTAACCACCCTCGTCCATGAACTTGACCCAGTCTTTGTCGGAAACATTTCCGCTTAACTTTTTAGAAAGCGCGTACGCTCCTTCATCTAACTTATATCCACGCTTAATGTCGGCCAGTGACCAACCGGCGTACTTAGGATCATCTGCCAAAGCCGCTTTGTAGTATTCGTCAGGATCAACACCTTGCGCAAGCATTTGGTTATAGATACCCAAAGTGCCGGAACCGCGAGTATCAAGGGTAGAACCCACAAACGGACTAGTCAAACTGGCAATGTACGCATTGACTGCGGCGGGGTCAGCGTTTGTAGCCTTGGTTGCTGCGGTAATGTCTGCGGTTGGGTTTGCTGCTAAGTAGCTACCAATTTGCTCGTTAGTGTATTGCGTGTACGTAGGGGCTGCAGTGGCGGCTTGAACCACCGGCGCGGCGGCTGCTTGAACCACTGGCGCTTCTGCGGCCTGAACTACTGGTGCTGCAGCTTGAACTACAGGTGGTGGGGCGGCATATTGAATACCACTCATGTCCCCTGTGTAGCCTAAATTTTGTGCCACAGTTGCAGCATCGGCTTGACTGAGGCCATACTTGCTTACAACGTCCTGCGCACTCATGCCAGCCTCAGCAAGTAGTCGGCTAGCTTCTCCGTAGTTTCCAGCTTGATATGCGGCAAGGGCTGCGTCACCGCCGTTTGCAAAATGAGCAATACCGCCTTCAGCCATACGAACAACAGGCTCACTACGTTGAGTGAAATCTAATTGGCCGGGGTTGTATCCACCGTCATCAAAACCCATCAAACCACCACCAGCCGCCCTAGTCGGCGTAGCTTGGTAAGGGTTCGCAGCGGTATATGTGCCGCTGTATGGGTCAAAGGTATAGGGGCTAATCATGCCGGGTTTAGTAACCGTTTGCGGTAGTTTATTTTGCACATTTGCACCCGCAAGAATAGCGGGGCCAAACGCATACCCTAAGTCTTTAGCGTTAGTTTTAAGCGCTTGCATGGGGTTATTTTTAAACTGATCTACTGTGCTACCAAAACCCCTAGATAATTTTTCAAAAGGAGTTGCATTTTCTACTGCATTGGTAGCGACTTGACCAACTGCATCTGCACCAGCAGTAGCCCCCGCCCCACCAAATGCGCTAGACATACTCTCGAGACCAGAAAGTTCTGTAGCTTGTTGGGCGGCTAAAAGATTTGCATCCGCTCCTAAAGCGCTACTTCCCGCCGCAGTCATGCTAGAAGTTAAATTAGCACCACCATAAGCACCAAGCCCTGCTTGAATACCCTTACCTAAATCACCTGTACGCACAGTCTGGATGCCGCCTACAATCATCGCCGACACGTTAGGGGGCACACCCATAAAAGTTAAACCTGCGCCAAGAATAGTTGGCAGGAGCTTATCCAAGAAGCCAGCTTCAGGTAGACCCGTCTCAGGGTTAACAGTCAATGAGCCACCGTGGGCCATAGCCAACGCTTGTAGTCCCTGCACTTCACGTGGGGACATGTGGATAAGCATCGAGTCGGGGCCGCGACCTTTGGATGCCATGTGGTCGGCTAGTACAGCAAGGCTCATAGTTGCCTCTCAAAATGGGGGTTGGTCGATAATATCATGTTGACGTCTTTATGCGAAGCATTTGGCTACCAGCTTGTACACCATCTTGTGTATCTCTGTAAACATCACCCAAGCGCAAGTTAGCAAAGTCAGCTTCAGTCGGCAGTGTCTCGATGTTCAGATTCAGCGTTGCCCCACCCATGTCACCGGGGTTGTTTAACTGATTGAAGTACAGGCGTAAGACGTTGTTTAGTTGGCTGAAGTAGCGGGCGTCGTACTCTCTTGGAGCCAGTGGCAAGCTTGGTGGGGGTGCGTTTAGTTCAGCCACAAGTCATCTCCTCCCATCAGGACGAATGTCAATACGGGGTGCGCCCAACTGCCAGCAAGTGTTAATTTGGTTGGAGCTAATCTTAAAGATCATCTGGCGACCGCGCATGCGTGTGTATATCTGCCCTGTAAACTGTTCTGTAATAACGTATGTATTACTCTTAGACACAGGTTGTGAAGCTGTACTTGTAACCCCAGAGCCAGAATTAGCCAACCCTTGCAAAGTCATGGCTACTGAGGGTAGCGCACCAGCGGGAGTACTCTCAGCGTTCTCAAAGGTCAAGTCAGGTAATACACGCCACACAAAACCAAAGTTATGGCCGTCACCAATATCAAACTCAGACGAGCTAATGTAAGCATCAATCGCAACAGCGGTGCCGGTTGTATTGTCATTCAAACCTGTCTCATGGTTAATCAAATTACCTGTGGCTGTGTTCGTAAAATAGTTTGCCGCAATTGGGTATGACTGCAAGCCTGAATCTAGCCAAGCAGTACGTGACATGGTGCCGTAATACCAGATTTTCTCAACGTAGTTGTATATGACGTACTTGTCGATGGCCGTGCTATTAGCCGAGCAATAGAACCACCAGACCTCGTTGAAGCCTTCGTTTGTTCCCGCAAACACTTGCAAGCCCTGATCTTGGTTAAGATCACTGAACACAAAACGGCGCAAGTCACAGTTAAGTGTTTGCACGCGGCCATCGTAAGAATAGAATTTATCTACGCCCATCCAGTACACAATACCCGAAGCAATCGCAGCCGCGTTTGGGCCCATGATAGATACGTTATCACCAAGCAACTGCGGTGCCCACACGTACGGGGGGCCAAGGTACTGCAGAGAATACACAGCCGAGTCAGTAAATACTATAATTTCTTGACGAGTTTGGACAGTAGTAATAATCTCAGAGCCATGAGAAATACGTATAAACCCCGCTTGGTTTGTGGGGTCAGGTGTCCAGTTAAAAGGATCATCTTGCGCTGACCAACGGATCAGCATCGGGTCTAATGTGGCTGAGCCGTAGTCGTTACAACCAAACGTAATTACAAAGCGCGATGTGTCAGACACAGTTAAAGTATTTAGTACTGTTGGCACATCCACAATCAAAGATACCGCACCCGTGCCTGAACCGGATGTACCGACTACTGCGCCAGCGCTATCAAGCAACTTAAATGTCAAGCCATTTACCTCAAACACATAATACGTAGTAGCCGCAGACACGCCAGTAGGCAATGAGCCACCAGAGAACTGCAAAGCCGCGCCTTCGGTATAAAGTACGGTGGAGGTCACCACAGTCGGAGAAGCGTTGGTAAAGCTTACCGTGCCGCCCAAAGAATTAAGTAAAACACCTCTGGAAGTTACCCCAGACGTTGCATCCCAATAGTACAAACCGCCACCACGCGGGCCAAACACTAAGTCTTCACCAAAGTTTTGTTGACTCCACAAACGCAGGGCTATTGAGCTACCAACACCGTTACCCCACGAGCCAAGGCCCCATCCACCTGCACCCCATCCGACCAAAGGAATCTGTGCTGCTGGGCCGACATTAATTTGATATGCAGCTACGACAGAAGCACCGCCACCGGGAGAGCCAGAAGCGTCAGTTGCGTTGGCATTTGCGCCAACAGTTATTGTGTATGAATTTACGTTAATAACCGTAATTTGGTAGCCAGTAGATAAGTTTAAGATTGCTGCCGTGATATTACCGCCAAGCCCAACAGCACCGCTAAACACTACAAAGTCTCCTGTCGCACCGCCGTGCGCAGTGTCGGTAACCGTTATGGTGGCGGAGCCATTTGTAGCTACAAACGGGTTGTTGTTGATTGTGCTGGTAGCGCGAATAGGTGTAATGTCGTAATACGCACCCCCAA